CATTACCTATGGAAGACCATTTGGCTCAACCTTGGGATTGTGAAGCTAGAAATCATTCTGTAATAGTTATGGATAGAGTAAGTTCTAGTCCTTGGATATGTAAAATTAATAATAAATTTTATCAAGGCAAATATTTATTTACTGTAGATTATACTGGTAATTCTATTGCTGATTGTCCTGCACAACATAAACAATCTCATGTTATATATATTACAGAAGACTGCGAATGGAAAGGCAATATAGTTGCTTTACCTAATAATAGAGTAAGAGCTACCAGTCCTGCTTTATGGGTTACAGGTGAAGGTCCACCAGACTTTGCACCATCTCAACATATTCATTCAGCAGAAGGTCACGAAAGTTATCTTGACCCATTAACAACATTTAATAATTTATATAGTGAACAAATAGAGGAAGAATAATGCCATTAAAAAAATCTCAAAGAAGTTTGAAAAAATGGACAGGAGAAGAATGGACTACTCCTAGTGGAAAAAAATCTTCTGAAACAGGTGAAGTATATGCACCTAAAGCACAAATAAAAAGATTAAAGTCTACGTCTAAAGGTAGAAGTAAATTAGCAAGAGCTAATAAAAAGAAACGTGAAGCGACAAAAAAAGGTAAACAACACGCAAAACACGGATTACATAAAGGAAAAAGATAATGTATGAATATAGTTGTAAAGTTGAAAGAGTTGTTGATGGAGATACCATCGATGTTGTGTTGGACCTTGGCTTTGACATTCTTCATAAGTGCCGTGTTCGTTTATATGGCATTGATACTCCCGAGTCACGCACTCGTAACCTTGATGAAAAAGCTAGAGGAAAAATGGCTGGGTCTTTCTTAAGAGAAGCTATAAAAGAAGGTAAAAAAATTGTTATACAAACTAAACTTAAAGATTCAAAAGGTAAATACGGAAGAGTTTTAGGAGATGTTGTTGTAGATGGAAAAAATATAAATCAATTAATGGTCGAATGCTATTTGGCTGTAGCTTATCATGGTCAATCAAAAGATGAAGTAGAAGCAGAACATATGCGTAATAGACAAATTTTAATAGACCACAATTTATACAAACCTGTAAATTAAGGAGAAACATTATGTCAGAAGAATATCCTTCTAGTAGATTTGGTGGTGATATGGATAGAAATGAGGTTGAAATAGACCTTAATAAATTCATGGAACTGCTACAAGAACAATCTAAATTAAAAGATAGAATAAGAGAGCTTGAAGATGAATATAATAGAAATCCATTTCAAAAACTTATATTTGTAGCTGAAGCTATTGATAGTTGGAGAATAATACCTAGAGCCTTTTTGGGTGTTTATATGTATCTACTTTATTACACTACATTTTGGTTTATGGATTTACCTGACCCTTCATTTGAACAATCAGGATTAATTTCAATAGTCGTAGGTGCAGGTGCAGCTTGGTTTGGTTTATATACTAATAGTCATAAGTCAAAGAGTGACTTTTCTAAAAAATAAAGGAAAATTTATTAATAATGTATAAAAATATTTATTTCATAATTATTGCATTAGTTTTTTTTAATGTTTATGTTAAAGCTGATGCTCCAGACCAGACTGGAACTGGTTGTGCTAATGGTACGCAGTATTGTGAAAATAACAATTTGAATACAACAAATACTACAACTACAAATAATACCAATACTAATACAAATACAAACACCAATACCAACACAAATACAAATACAAATACGAATACTACAACTGCAACAAATACAAATACTTCGACATCAACTGCAACTAACTCAAACACAAACGTAAATACTTCAACAGCCACGAATACAAATGTGAATACAACAACAGCCAATTCGACAGCTACAACGAGTAATACAAATGCAAATACTAATGTTAATACATCTACATCTACATCTGAATCGACAGTAAATTCAACAGTAAATCAAACTGTTAATAACAATACGACTACAAATAATACCAACAATTCAACTTCTACAAGCAATAACACAAACATCAATAAAAACGAAAGCAAGTCTGAATCAAACGTACAAACGAATAACGTAAACCAAAACAACAATAACACTACATCTGATAATACAAATAGAAACATTAATCAAAGCAATTCAACACAAACGATTAAACAAGAAATAGAAACTAAAGCACCTCCTGCTTCTGCTATAGCTCCTTCTATTATGAGTTATAGTCAGGACCTTTGTACTACTGGTGTTTCAGGTGCGTTTCAAGGACAAGTGTTTGGTTTGTCAGGTGGGCGAACAATTAAAGATGAAAATTGTGAAAGACTTAAACTTAGCAAATACATATACGATATGGGCATGAAAGTAGCTGCTGTATCTATACTTTGTCAAGACACTAGAGTATTCCAGGCTATGGAAATGGCAGGAACTCCATGTCCTTACATGGGCAAAATAGGTAAAGAAGCTTCAGATGGATGGAACAATAATCCAGCACAAAGACCTGATGCAAAAGAATACAAAGCTAATTGGATAGCAAACTGCAAAAAAGGATTAAATCCTAATGACACAGGTTACAACAAAGATGTTGTGAGTGGTGTAAGGAAGGTTTTTACTAAAAAGAAAAAATCTACCAAACAATGTAAAAAAGAATGGAACAATGCCACATAAAGATGAATGGCAAACTTGGTGTTTTGTAGGTAGTTTAATTTTATCTGGATTATTTGCATTAGGAGTAAATCAACTTAAAGCTGAATATATTTACGAAGCCAATCAATCTTTATATCATTTACAAACAAATGCTAATAATTTTGAAGGAGAGTTAGCTTACTCAGTTTCAGATGACGGAGTTTCTCCAGCAATAGATTTATCTTTTAATTTTACTTTTTATGGACAAACCTTTAGTCAAGCAAGAATGGCAACTAATGGTTGTTTACATTTTAAAACTACTGGTTCTTATTGTAATGATTACACACCAGACCCATTAACAGGACAACATACTTATACTTTATATCCTTTTTGGACAGATTTAATTAGAGACAATAACTCAAGACTTAAATCTTGGGGTGATTCTTCTAAAATGATTTTTGGTTGGTATGATTTAAGAGAATACAACAGAAGCAATACAGATAATAGTTTTGAGATAATTCTTTGGTCAAATAATACATTTGAGTACAGATATGGTGCTTTAAACGTAATAAACCATGATGTATTAATTGGTGAAATAGGTAGTGGTACTACAGAAAGTTATACTTATTTGTACCATGATGAATGTGGAACAGGCACAACTAATTCTAGTTCTTGTGTAAACACTAATTGGAATAACACTACATTTAATACATTATTAGAAAGTGGTGGCAGTTTATATGGAGAAGGTTCAGGTAACGCTATAGATTGTAGTAATGCTTTAAATAATGAATCTTGTTCTGGATATGCAGCAGCATACTTAACTCAACAATGTAATTTGAGTCAACTTTATAGTGAATCTTGTCCTTATTATTGGTCAGCTTATGATGACCAGCAATGTGATGAAGACCCACAATATGCACCTTTTTGTGCTGGTTATACACAAGAAGCATCTGTTGCGTACTATATTGAAGAAGAATTTGATTATGGTTATCAAGATGATATGCAAGGTGGTAACTTCAACTTTAATGATGACTTTGGGTATGAAGAAGATGTTTTTTCTTACATAGAAGAATTTGAAGTAAACGAACAACCATTAATATTTGAGTTTGAAGAAAGTTTAATAGAATTTGATTTTGAAGAAACTTTTGCTGGTGACTTTGACCCATTACCAGATTTTAACGTAATTGATGATGTTTATGAAATACAGCTATTTGAAGAACCACAGCATTTGTTTTCCTATGATGAATTTGATAGAAACGATGTAGTTATAATCAATCCAAGCGAAGAACTTATAGAAGAATTTATATTACAAGAAACTGTTTTAGTAGAAGACTTTGAACAAATTAATACTTTTATAGAATTTGAAAGCATTGAAGAATTAGATGAATGGTTTGAAGAAGAAGTAAGAGAAGAGTTAGTAGAAGAAAGTAGAGAAGAACAAGCAGAAGAAGAACTTTATGCAGAAGAAGAAATTTTTGAAGAAGAAGTAGTAGAAGAAGTATTTGAAGAAATAGAAGAACAGTTTGCAGAAGAAAGAGTTGCAGTAGAAGAAAGAGAAGAAGAAGTTATTGAAGAAGAACTAGAGTTAGTTGCAGAAGAAAGCACATCAAGAAGTGGAATAACTTCAGCTATGTTAAATGTTGTTGGACAATCTATAAGAACAGCATCTAATAGTAATTCTGCTGGCAGTTCTAATTCAGGATATTCAGGTGGGAACAACAATAGTAGTGGTGCAGGTAGTATGAATAGTGGTACTGTAAGTTCTTCTGTAACAGGTGGTGGTATAAGCACTAGCAGCTCACCTAGTATGTCTGACCAAATAGCTTCTGCTAATGTGCAAACAAATACTATTTTATCTTTAAGTCAGGATACTAGCAGTATGTCAGGTGGTAGTTCACAAACAGTTAGTAGTGTTTCAACAGTTATAACACCCTTGCCAACATTTGATAATAACCCACAAGTAGTTATGGCAGATGTCCAGGTACAAAATATGCAAGGCGAAATAGATACAGCAGTATCAGGGGTTATGACAGCAAGTGAAGCAGACCAAATAGCTGATGAGATTATTGCTAACAACATTAAAGAACAACAAGAACAAGCAGAAAGTGAACAACAAGAAACTGGGCAATATGCAGACCAATCTACATTAATTGCTTATTTAGGTTATGTGCCTGCTTTTGAAACGTATAAAGCCTACGAAATACCAAAACAAGAAACTTGGTATCAATCTAAAGATATTTATAATGATATAAATATAAGTGATAATATAAGTGGTTTTTATAGTTTAGCGAGTAATAATATAAGTTTGCTGAATAATATGATAGAACAACAACCAAATTTATAGGAGAAAAATATGGATTGGTTTGAAAATAAAACAACTCAATTGATAGCTTTAGTATCAATTGTAGGCACGTTAGCTGGTTTTGGTTATACAGGAGCTACTTATGTAAATAGGTTAGAAAATCTTGAAGCTAAAATTGGTGGTGTTGAAGATACAGAAGATGCACAACAAGTTATTGAAGAACGATTTGCAGCTATTGAAACATCAGTAGAGTATATAAATAAATCAATAGATAGCCTTGATATACCTGACGATTCTAAAATGCAAGCCTCAATAGCTACATTAACAAATGATGTAGAAAGACTTTGGATTGAAATAGAAAAATTAGAAGACAGCAAAAATCCTTTAGCTAACTAAATGGCAATAAAAATCAAACTAGCTTTAAATTGGATAATAGATTTATTTAAAACTAGATACAAAATAACAGTATCTTTTAATAAAGAATACGGAGATGCTGATGATAAGACTTATATCACTAAAAAAATTATTACTAAAAAAGAAAAACACTTAAAGTTTAAAGATGAAAATAATAATTTAATTGAGTATAGAAGTGCTTCTGGTCTTAATTATATTATTGAGGATATGTAATGAATCAGGCATTAGCAGGAATAATAATAGTATTAGGATTTTTAATTTATTATTTATATAACCAAAATCAAATACTTACAGCTAATAACATGGCACTAGAAGGTGCTATAGCTACACAAGAAGAAGCTATAGAAAGTTTACAAGCAGACTTTGAATTACAAACAAATCAGTTGAATGAATTAAATCTAAAAAGTCAGGCTGCTCAAAGAGAGTTAAATAGATATACACAGTTTATACAAAACTATGAACTAGCAGCAAAAATTATTGCAGACCCTATAGAAATGCAAAGGAAAATAAATAATGGAACTAAACACATTATGGAAGACATCGAGAAGATTAGTGCTACAGTTGATAGTCTTGATGATGATATGCAGTTGCAGTCTTATTCCAACTAAACAAATAGAAATATCAGCTAAACCATTAGAGCGACAGATAGCTCATCCTGTTATGCCAAGGGAAATAGATTTGCGTGAGCCTATGTGGATGACTATTACTCCAGAAAACATAGATGAACAATTAGCTAAAATAGAACAACAAGAAGGGGAGTTGGTATTTTTAGCTATGACAATACCTGACTATGAAGTGATGGCATATAATATGCAAGAACTTAAACGATATATAACGGAGTTAAAAGAAGTTGTAGTTTATTATAAAACTGTAACAACACCAAAATCAGATAAAGGGGAAACAAAATGAATTTTATATCACAAGAAGGAATTGAGTTAATTAAAAAATTTGAAGGTTGCGAACTAGAAGCATATCAAGATAGTGTGGGTGTTTGGACAATTGGTTATGGGCATACTAAAGATGTAAAAGAAGGCGATAGTATTAATCGTGATGAAGCTGAACATTTATTACAAGAAGAATTGCCTGAGTATGAAGGTTATATTAATGATTTAGTTACAGTACCTTTAAATCAATGTCAGTTTGATGCTTTAGTTTGTTGGGTTTATAACTTAGGACCAACAAATCTAAAAGAATCTACTTTGTTAAAACTTTTAAATGCAGGTGATTATCATACAGTACCTGCACAAATAAAAAGATGGAATAAAGCAGGAGGTCAAACATTGCAAGGATTAATAAGACGCAGAGAAGCAGAAGCATTACTCTTTGAAGGCAAAGAATGGATAGAGGTCTAAAATGGCTTTAGCTAAATATGTTTTTAAACCAGGCATTAATAAAGAAGGAACTAACTACTCAAATGAAGGTGGTTGGTTTGATGCTGATAAAGTAAGGTTTCGTAAAGGCAAGCCTGAAAGAATAGGTGGCTGGAAAAAATTTTCTACTGGTACTTTTATAGGTACTTGTAGAAAAATATATCCATATAAAGCTATTGATGGTGATTCATTTGTAATATTAGGAACACACCAAAAATTATATAATTTGTCAGGTAGTGCTTATAATGATATTACACCAATAAGAGTTACAACTTCTGCTGGAGATGTTACTTTTGCAGCAACTAATGGAAGTTCGACCATAACTGTAACAGATGCTAGTCATGGTGCAGTAACAGGAGATTTTGTTACTTTTAGTGGTGCTGCTACTTTAGGTGGCTTAGTTACTGCTACTGTATTAAATCAAGAATATCAAATAGATTTAGTTACAGGAACAAATACTTACACAGTAACTGCTAAAGATACATCTGGAACAACAGTAACAGCAAACGCTAGTGATAGTGGTAATGGTGGTAGTTCAGTAGTAGGTGCGTATCAAATTAATTCAGGTTTAGATGTATATGTAAGAGGTACTGGTTGGGGTGTTGGAACTTGGGGTTCTGGAACTTGGGGTTCTATTGACGATTTATTGCTTACAAATCAACTTAGATTATGGTCAATAGATAATTTTGGAGATGACACTATAGCTGCACCAAGAAGAGGTGCTATATATTTTTGGGATAAATCAGATGGATTAACAACAAGAGCAGTTGCTTTATCATCAGAATCAGGTCTC